CCACTGGGCGGCTTTAAGGTCGGCTAGGGTGCGGGGGTCTTCCCATTGCTTGGTGGCGTAGTTGAAGATGTGGTGGGGGGATGGCTGGGGCGGCATGGCGATAATTGCCCCAGCATGAATATAGTGCGCCGTGTCTGAAAAAAGTGCATCGTCTCCAAAAAACAATACCCTGGGGTGGTTTTCTGTGTACCAATCCCGCATATTTTCTGGCGACGATCCGCAAACCAGAATTTTCCCACTTTCATCGTATGTGTAATATCTCATCGCTTGACCTCAAGATAGGTAATACAACGCGCTTGGCATGAAACGTAATACCCATTTGGATTCCCGACATACAGGCGGTAGACATGGTATCCGGCGCCAGGCGTGTCAACCACAGTCCCGGTTTCCATGCCTTCTCCACGCACCTTTGTGTTGTAGGCAGGGCCAGGGCCAACTTGGAAGATATTGATGCCGTCACGGGTCAGCATGAGATACAAGCCCTCGTGTTGATTGGAGTAAACGTGCGCGCCAAAAATCAGTAACGCAGCGCCACCAGAACTTGAAATGCCGATAGCTTGAGCCTCAAGAAGCGTATACCCTTGGATAAAACCCCCGGAGTAAGCAGAGGCTGGAACAGTTACTGCATTCCCAGCGAGATTTAGTGTATTGATCACATTGGCTTGGTTCACCGTCATGGTGCCATTGACGACATTGAACCCAGGCGTGTAGATGTTCCCGTCTTGGGTGACTTGCAGGTATTTGCCATTGTTGGCATTGCCGATCAACAAGCCACTCGGTCCAAGGTAGGTGCCGTAGTTGTTGACCGCCGGCCATGCGTAGCCAGTGAAGGCACCCGTGGTGAACTGCCCACCACTGACGTTGCCGGTAAACGTCCCGCCACCATTGATGTTCAGCACACTGCCGTTCCAAATCAGCTTGTCACTTAGTGAAAACCTGCCATCGCTGCCTAGGTAAAAGCCACCGCCAGTGCCGTAGCCCGTGCTGCCGGAGTGAATAGAAGTCGCATCGATGGTGTTGCCGCCAATCAAACCCGCCGTCGCGTACACCGTCCCGCGCACCACGGCGTTGTTGAAAGTCGCCAGCCCGGTCGAGGCGTTGATGGAGAACGATGGGTAGCTGACTCCCTCGATCACCGTATTGCTGGTGCTGGTCACATCCCCGGTCCAGATCGCCCCGGCAGTCACATCAGCCGCCGTGAGCGCCTTGGTCACGTTCACAATGTCGCCGTTGATCGTCCCTGCCGTGATGAAGTTGGCATTCAGGTTCCTGATGTACGCGCCGTCAAAGTAACCCCCGGCTGGCAGTGGCACCCCTTCAATAGTGGTCGGAGCAGACACCACCGCAAACGGCACCCGGCTGGCAATCTGCCATTCCACACTGCCATCAGTCACGATGGTGCCAATGAGTCCAGCGATAGACGGTGCGGTAGAGCTACTGGTCCCCGCCTTCACGCACACCAAATACTTGCCCGAGGTGGTGTCACCGCTGATCTTGGCAATGGCCCCTAGTGCTTTCGCGCCTGCCGCCCAGTCGGGTATCGAGGTGCTTGGCAGGGTCACGGCAAACTGGTTCACGTTGGCAATGAACTTGGACCCCGCCGTGCTGCCGTACAGGCCGTAACCGCTAACCACCCCATTGATGTCCATCTTGACCGTGTACTGCGCCTTGATGCCATCTATCGACAGCGCCTGCGTCTCCAGCGCAGCGGTGTTACCGTCAATCGTTGTTTGCAGTGTACTAGCACTGGCGGCAATGGCGCCGTCGGTGTCCACCTTGGTGTAATAGTTGTTCACCAGTGAGGCTTGGTTGCCATCCACAACTGCCGCCAGCGCAATGCGCAAATTGGCCTCTGCGGTATCTGCGTCCGCCCGTGCGTTTTGCTCCGTCACAATAGAGGCCGCGTTATCGGCTACCAGCACCGCCAGCGCCAGTCTGGCCGACGCCTCGGCGGAATCCGCCAGTGCCCGAGCTACCTTTTCTTCCTCAATCGACGCCACGTTGGCATTCACGGTTGCGGCCAGTGTTAGGCGCTGCGCGGCTTCAGCTTCCACGCCAACATCGGTGTAAGCGGTCAACTCCTGCCGTGCTATTGCCAGTGTTTCGCGCTGGTCTTCGGCAGATGCCACGCCGTTCAACAGGTTCAGCAAAGCCGTTTCCGCGCTTTGCGCATCATCCCGGTAACGCCTGCTCCCCTGCACCACCAGATCAGTAATTGAGGCCGTGTCGCCAATGGCAGCAATCACGGTTTCAGCCGAACCCAGCCGGGTTTCCAAGTCGCCCGTGGTCAGGTCGAACTCCGAGGTGTTGACTTTGAGCGCGATCTGCCCTTGCAACGAGTCGATGTCCACCTCTGCCGTGGTGATGCGGTCCACTGCGTCTGTCAAATCAACTGTGGAGGCTTTCAGCAAAACCTGCCCGTTCAGACCATCAATCTCAGCCTCAGCAGTAGTCAGACGAACATCCAGCCCGTTGTACAGAATCAGGTCAGCCGGTGACAACGTGGCCGACGCAATGGCCCCATCCACATAAGCGGTTGAGGCTTTCAGGGTGATCGCGCCTTCTGCCGCATCCAGCCGCAAGTCCACCGTGTTCAGGTGGTCGTTGGCAAGCTCCAGCCCGTAAATCTCCACCAGCCCGGTAGCGGGGTTGACGTTGATGCCTGCATCTGACACCGTTTGCTGCGTATTGTTGATGGCCGTCAGCGCACTCAGCACGTCCACGGCAGCTTGGTCGAGGTCCAGGCGTGCCCGTTGGTTCAGGCCGTCCTGTAGCGCAGCCAGCTTCGCCAGTGGGTACGGCAGTGCCGGTTGTGCGGTGTTGCCGTCGATCAGGTCAATGCGCGTGTTCAGGTCGGTCGCCAGTTCGCTGGTGGTGATTTCTCCGGCCAAGGCATCCAACAGCAGCGCCACATCCTGCCCAGTGGTCACGGTCACACCGTTGGTGCCACCCGCAGGCACCAGAGACTCCACGCCATCCACGGTTACCCAAGTCAGCCACAGGTGCCAAGTGGTCGCCGGGTTGGTCGCGTAGCTGGAAACAGTCCCGCCAAACTCAGTCAGTCGCACCGCGTCAGCAAACACCGGCATTGCCAGTGTGGAGCCATACAGGCGCGATTTTGCGTGCCCGTGCCCTGCCGTGTAGGCAGGCGAGTCACACTCCACCAGCAAATTCATGATGGCCGCTGTGGCTGTAAACCCGCTCGGCGTGGGCGGCGGTGTCAGGTCAACCTCGTAGGCCGGTTCCAGCACAGTGCCGGGGCCGGTAATCACCGACCCGCGTCCACCCGTGCCACGGCGCACGGTGATCATGCCAACGTCAAACAGGTGTCGCCACGTCAAGCCCTTATCTAGGTCGTCTCCACGCGTGCCCAAGTAAACCTGCATAGCCTCGCGCAGCTTCTCCAGAAAGTTGGCGCTCTTGGTCGGCGGGAGGTCTTTGCGTTCGTCAGTCATGTCAGGTACTCGCTAACTCTTGCATTGAGTGGGCCATCGCAATCCCCTGCACCGCCGTGGTGCCCGACACCTCGATCTGGACCGTGTTGGCGTAGTAACCGCTGGGCAGGCGGAAGGGTTTGTTGTCGGCCACTGTCTGGGTGTGCTTGAGCGTGCCGTCTGCGTACAGCTTGAACGTCACCGGGTAGGCGTCGGCCACCACCTCGGCGCAGGCGAAACCTTGGGTCGGCTTGGGCAGCTTGTGCAGCTTGCTCTTGAATGTCACGGTCTTGGGTGTGCCAGCGTCGAACTTCTGCACGTTGACCCCATCCAGCACAAACAGCGCGTCCTGTAGGTCATCCACATGCAGCGCATCCACGCCGAAGTCTAGAAAGTACATGCCGTTTGGGTTGGCCGGGTCGAAGATGAAGCACTTGCGTGCGCCATCGTTGTAAAAACCGAAGTAGCGCCCCTCGTACATGCAACCTTTGATCGTGCTGGGCACCAGTGCCTGCCAGTCGTCACGGGTCATCACGCCCTGCGTCAGCATCCGGGGGCCACCGTTGCCCACGTAGGCCAAGCCATCAGGACTCGCCCATGCCACCCCGTGCCCCATGCCCACCGCAGACAGTGGAGCCACGCAGGCTTGGTAGAACTCGATGGGCTGTTCATCCATCGCGTCGGGTGTACCACCTGTGATGATGCTCGGGTTGCCGTTGGTCAGCACCACAAGGTTCTGCCCGAAAGTCGCCAGCGCCACGGGTTGCGCGTTGCTTGGCAGCACCTCATAGGCAATCGGCCATGCGTAGAAGGTGTAGGCTTCGCAGAAGCGGATCGAGCGCCCGTCAATCCCGGCCATCATGCCGTTCCACAGTCCAGTCAGAAAGCTCAATCCCGCAGGGGGCATCAGCCAAGTGGTGGTCGGCAGCACCTCGCCCAAGTCGCGGTTGTCATCGGTCGTTGTGGTCAGCGTGCTGGAAATCTCGCGCAAGAAGTAAAAGTCTGCCCCGCTGCTGCTGGACTGGGTGCGGTAGATGCGAATGCGGTCAATCCCGTAAGCCCCGGCAGGGGGTGCGGCCAGTGAGTTGATCGTCACCGTGTCGTCTGCCTTGCAAGTTAATTGCAATGACGGGCTGGCCGGAGCGGATTCTTCCCCAATGTCGCTCACATAAGTGTAGGTGTAGTAGCGGGTTTCGGTCAGCGTGCTGGTGCCGCCAGAGGCAAGCAAAGTGCAAGCCGTGGCCGGGGCAGGAACACCCAGTTCACGGTAAGCCGTGGGGTACGGAGCGGCAGACAATGCCAGTGTAGTGTTGGTCCACTTGGGTGCACCGGACCCGGTGTAATAAGTGCGCTCGGCAGTATCGGCAGCGTTGGGGGCCACCACGGCATGGACTTGAGTCGTCCAGCTTAACCAGTAGTTGGTGTCGCTGATGACATCCCGGCCCATGCGGTGGATGGTGGCCCGACCGGCAGGCACAGTGGCCTTGTTCAGTGGTGCATTCCACGGGCGCAAGTCCCCACGACCCGGATGTTGGTTAGTCGATTGCGTGCCCACCGTCTCCGGCAGCAGCATGGGGTGCAGGGCGCGGTTCTCGCCAAGGAAGCCAGATAGTCGGATGATCATTTTTGGCAAGCCTCTACAAGGGTTCGGATGTCTGAAACATGGCCCGAACAGACCGCTGCCAGGCTTCGATATTCCTCTGTGCTTGCAATGAGTAATCGACCAAAGGTAGTGGCTGTGACAGTGCAGGCATCAAGACTGGTTGCTGCGGCTCTGCTTGCAATGTCGAGGTCGTCCCGCAGCCCTGAAGCAGCAGTACGAGCAGCATCAGCATCCCGGCGAAGCACAGCCCCGCGAGTCGCCGCATTGTTCTGAGCCACGATGACTGCCGTTGAAGCTCGGTCAGCAACGACCCTTGCAGCCCGTTGGATTTCAATTCGCTCTTGTGCATGATTCAACTCCTGCTTGGTGATTTGATGAGCCTGTAAATTCCATGCCACGGCAAAGCCAGCGGCAGCGGCGACGGTGGAGACGATCAGGGTGATATTCATGACACGCACTTCTGGTACTCGCGCTCACGGCGCAGCGTCAGGCCGCGCAATGGCTGGCCTTTGAACTTGTCCCACACAAGAATTTGCTGACACGCCCCGGCATAGTCACCCGCGTTGAGCTTGCGCACCAGCGTAGACCGGCAGAATGCACCGCTGCCAATGTTGTAGCTCAGTTCCAGATAGGCGTCATATTCATTCTGAGTCAGGGGCACGGTCACGCACTGCTTCAAGGCACCCTCAAACTTTTGCACATCGGCGAATGCTCGGGCTACTGCTTGCGGCGCGGTGATCTTGTCGCCCAGCTTGACACCGGTGGTGGTGCCAAAACCGATGGTCGGAACATCGCCCGGCACGGGGATGATGGCCTTGTCCGAGTAGCCCTCCGACATGATCAGCCCCACCAATGCAGCAGCGCTCAGTGTCAGCCCAGCAATGGTTTTGCGTTGGATCATGGCAAGCTCTTAGGTTGCGCCACCAGCCTTGCCACAGCAGCCCCGGCGCTGGTGAACACGGCCAGCATTGCCATCGTGTGCGGTGGCACGAACTCACCGAAAAATGGCAGGGCCACCTCGGCGGCTGAAAACAGCGCACTCAGCAGGGCGAGCCGGATCGACCACGCCTTGAGAAACACTTTCTTTGCGTCAGCAATCAGTTCCATGACCACCCCCACATGTCCAGCCAGATGAGCCAAAAAGTTATTTGCAAGTCGTTCACATCAACCCCGCTTTCTTGGCAAGAAACACACCCACCAGCGCCACCGCAGCCCACACGGCTTTACCCACCCAGTCCGCGCTTTGCTGCTGCAAGGGCTGGGCTTTTTCGATGAAGTCAAGGCGGTTCTCAACTTTTTCCAACACCTTGAATGCGCGGTCCAAGGCTTCGGTGGCCTGCTGTTGGCGCTCCTCAATAATTGCCAGTTTGGTAACAACGGCGGCAGGTTCTTTGAGTACATCCCTCATGCCCGAAACATCGGCGTGCAGGTTGTCTATACGAACGGCAATCACTTGTACCAACCCTTCGGTGGCGTGGGGTTGCATTGGTTTGTAAGTTGGCATGTCTTGGTGCATGGGTCAGTTCCTAAACGTGGTCGCCCGAGGGATCGAACGGGTCAAGCAATGGCTCCATCCAAAGCACTACTGCTTTACGCCAGCCGCCTGAGTCCCGGTTATGCCGCTTGAGTCGTGCAGTCACCGTCGATTCTTTGGGCATCTCAAGCAGCACCAGCGTCATCACAAACCAGTTGACCAGTGCGTCCACCAGCAAGCCAAGAATCAGCACGGGTGTACCAAGGATCAAAGCCTTGCGATGAAGCAAGCCTGCATCCTTAACCCGCTTGAGGTTCATTACCGCGAGGAACAAAACCCAGAGCAGGTAGA